CGGCCCGCTCATCTCGATCAGCAAGCGAATATCTCGCCCGGTGGTGCGAAAGTCGACGAAGCCATCCTGACGCACCGGGCGGGGCGGCGATTGCTGCTCAGCGGTCCCGAGAGAGCGCGAATTGCGGTAGTACAACGAGTACTGCAGGCTTCCGATGGCCGCGGCGATTTGCGTCGGGTCGGTGATCTCCATCGTGCCGATGTCCGGGATCATCTGCTTGACGGTGATCAGACGCTGATCGGGCGTGATGTTGAGATCGAACGTCTCCGCCCACGGCAAGTCGGCGTTGACGTAGTAATTGCCGAGCTCGTGCTGAAAGGCGATCGTCCCATCGGCCATGATGGTCCGCACGGTATAGGCCGAGCTCACTCCAGCCGAGCGCGACATCTGCGCCTGCGACCACCATCCCTCCTTGTAGCTGTAGATCACCGCCCTGGTGTTGTAGGGCTGGCCGAGCTGCGGGAAGAACCACCAAAACTCATTGAAATCGGCGACATGGACGGCGCAGGATTGCTCACGCACGTTGAGCGGATCAATGTCGTCATTGATCCAGCCCCTCACGTTGACTTGTATCGGCAGGATCGAAGTGCCGTCGTAAGTGAACAGCCCTTGCTCGGAAAACCATACCGCCATCGACGAGGTGTTGATCATCGATTGCGGCGACCAGGGCGTGCAATTGTCGGCGAGCTCGGTCGAATTGTAGACGTAAGGGATGCCGAGGAACTGGCTGATGTAGGCCTTGCGGCCGGTCCAGAACAGCGTGCCGGTGCGAGTGTTCAGCGCCGCGACGATCGGCGAGGCCGGCTCGATGTCGAGAAAGCCGGCTTGGCTCGTGACATTGGAATAATCCCAGGCTTGATAGTTCTCCTGATCACACCAGGCGAAACGGCGTGGGCCCCCGCCGTTGGTCGCGTCGTAGGCGCCGAACATCATCACGAAGCGTTCGGGGGTGACCACGAAGCAGCGGCCGGTCGGAACGATGCCGCGGCCCTCGTCGGCCGTAACCACGGTCGCCAAATTGGCTGGGCCGGGAAGGCCGGCGGCGGGATCCCATTGCAGCAGTCGCCCATCGGGCGAAGTCATCGCCAGAAGGATCGAACCGAAGTTCTGCAGGGTGAAAGCGTTCGGCAGTTCGTCAAGCAAGGTCGACAGCGAGGCTGGCGGCTGTTGTTGCCCATAATTGCCGAGGCCGTAATAGCCGCTGCCGTAGCCGCCGGTCGGATAGGCCGGGGGCGTGATGCCCCCTGTCGGGGTGATCTCGGCCAGCTCTCCCTGCTTGTCGACATAGAGGTTGGACTCGCACAAATAGGCAACGTAAATAACGTTATCGAGTCCGTACCAGCCATGGACCGCTTTGCAGCGCGAGGCGAAGCTGTAAGCATACTGCTGTTGACCGCCGACCGGCTGCAGCTGGCCCTCGACCCAGCGCATCAGGTTGACCTCGGCCCAGTTGCTTGAGCTGACGTTCTTGGTCGGCGTGGTCACCACGCCCGGCGGAAGGGCGAGCGGGACAAAGCCCGGCTTGAAGATCCGGAAATCGCGCGGGGTGCTCATCTTCGCGCTTTCAGCTCGTCGAGCTCGGCTGCGAGCTCTTTGACCGCGTTGACCAAGGCGAAGATCAGATTGGAGGTGTCGACGGTGCGCAGATCCTTGACCCGCCGCCCGTCGATGGTTCCCTCGCGCTGCGCGACCATCTCGGGCATAACCTCCTCGGCCTCCTGAGCAACCAGCCCGACGAAGCTGCCCTGCAAGCGATCTCCGTCATTGCCCTTGTAGGTGTAGTGGACCGGGCGCAGCGCCAGCACTGCAGCGAGGCCGGTCTGATAATCGGCGTCGACCGTCTTGACGCGCGCATCAGAAGCTGGCGCTGTCCAGGTGCCGCCCCCCGCTTTGTAAGCCGTGCCGGATCCTTGAAAAGTAAAGTTGTTGCTGGTGTCGAGGATTAAAGATCCGGCCCTATTGTTGATGGTGAATGTACCTGCCTGCCCAGCGTTGGGGCCGGACCATGAAATAGTCGCCGCATTGTTGCCAGCAGAGTCCTGAAGAGCAATAATGACATTATTCTGTTGAGATAGAACAGCAAACTCACCATCGATAACAGCATAAGGCACCGGAGAGCCTGGAGCCCCGAGCGTTATGGATGAACCTGGAGTGCCAAGAGTTACTGTGCCGCCAAAACCATGGCCGCCAGACGTATAAGTCGGCGCAACTGTGATTTGCCCTATATTCTCTTGTGTTCCCGTGCCAGAAACGCCAGCGAAATTGATTGCGGTGTATTCTGTGCCGGGAGTAGGACTGTATAGCGCAAGCAATTGGGAACTCAGTCCACCAGCGACGGTCATTGGACAATTGACCGTCATCACCGGTCCTGCTTGAGAGGCTAAACCGGGCGGGTGGAATGTCCCATATCGGGCAACTGTCATGAGCGGCGACCCTGGCAAGGCGACGCCGGTGTTGTCGTAGGCGAGCAGGTTTAGGTTCGAACCGACCGAGGTCGCCGCTGACCCGCTCTCGGTCGTCGTATCCATCGCCCATTGCCAGCGCAGCTGCTGCGATGGCGGCCCAACCGACCCTTGATAGCTGAGAAAGCTGAACGTCGCGTTGAGCGGCGTCGCGGCGCTCGCCACCGTCACGTTGCTGACGCCGACCTGTCCGCCGATCCCCTCCACAATCTGGGCGTTGGTGAACACCTGACTATCGATCGCCTGCAGATCGGCATTGAGCTTCTGGCCCCAGGTGTCAGGCGACCCCTGATCCTGCGGCATTACCCACTGGTAGTTCGTCGTGAGAGTGTCAGCCAATGGGTTGCTCCGGTTCTGCCGCCACGTACCAAGGCGGGGCCATGGCTTCGATTGTCTGCAGCGCGATAGCCTGCGGCGTTCCGGCCGGAAGCCAGACATCAACGCCATCGAGCGAGTAGATGTCCTCGGCCCCGACGCCTTGCGTCACGACCCCCGTCTGAATGGTGATTTCCCGGCCATACATGTCGGTGATCGTGCTCATAGGTTCACCGAACCGACGCCGCCGACGCCGCCCGTCACGCCGCTTGGCGCACCGGGCGCTCCGCCCACAAAATAGCTAATCGCGTTCGTGGCGATATTGAATTGCGCGACGACGCCACCCGTGCCGCCGTTGCCGCCGCTTCCCACAAGCGTTCCGGTCCCACCACTGCCGCCGTTGCCCCCGGCGACGTTGATCGCGTTGGCTGCAAGCGCGCCAGTCAAAAACCGATAAACGAGATAGACGAAGCCACCACCTCCTCCTCCTCCGCCTCCGCCAGCCGCTGCGGCTCCAACAGTGGGGCCGCCATTGCCGCCATTGCCGCCTGCGGCATTGATCGCCCCCACCGCCGTCCCAACACCGCGAAGAATGGTGCGGGCAAATAAGAGAACAAACGTCCCTGGAGATCCCCCGCCGCCGCCACCGGCGCTGCCTCCGCTACTCGAACCGCCGCTTCCGCCACCGGTTCCCGCAGCCCCGCCATAAAATGCACCGCTTGGGTGGAAAACCGACGTCGTTAAGAGACGGAAACGCATAGTCGGAAAACTGACCGGATTGATATTCCCGCCAGCACCGCCGGTATTGCCCAGATTGGTGCCGCCCGCGCCACCGATGCCGCCGATGCCGCCCAACATGCCCCCAGTCGCAGTAGGCGCTCCAAGAGCCGCCGCCGCTGTTCCGTTGGCGGGGCCAGAGACGCCACTAGCGCCGGGAGTGCCGATTTGCCCACCGCCGCTCACTTTGCAGTAGCCGGACACACTATTGTTGCTGGTGTTGCCAGCACTGCCGCCAACGGTCGTGGAAGCGTTGTTTGCCGGGAGTACAAGCGAATGGGTGATCGCGCCCGCGCCCGCCGCCGAAAGGTCGAGCGTACCGGAAACAAAGATCCGAAAACCATTTGTTTGCAGGATGCCCGCGCCGCTGATCGCCAAATTGGAATAGTACATGTCGCGAGTCAGTGCGACCGTGGTGGTGATGCTGACCGCGCCGTCCGACCCATCGCCGAAATAACTGATGTCCGTGATATCGCCGCCGCTCGCCGCCGACGCTGGGTGAACGTGATCGGCGCGCGCATAAGCCGTCGAGACGCCGATCGCCGCCGTCCCATCGATGATCGGCAGCACCGTCGAAGCGGCCGGAAGGCTCGAAGTCAACGCATAAGGCGCAAGCGCGGCGGTGACGTTCGCCGCCGTCTGATAGCCGCTCGGATTGCTGGTCGGATAGTAATTGGCGAGCGTCGCTGTCCAATCGGTGATGTCGGTATGGGCGAGATGCGCCCAGGCGGCGCTCTTCCTGGCGTAAGCCGTGCCATCGTTGGGCGCGTCAGCGATGCCACCACCGCCGATCGGAACCCCAGCAACGGTGGGAGTCGCCGAAAAATTGACAACACCAGTCGCGCGGGCAATCGAAAGCGGCGTGAAAATCACCGAACTATCGTCGCTAAATGCGACTATGCCAAAATTAGAACCAGTATTGCCCCCGGTTTCGGCGGTCGCATCAACTAAATCAATCCGCCAGCGGGCGTCCGGCGTTGCGCCAACAACACCTGTAATAGTAGACGAATAACCACCACTGGACGCCTTTCCCATTGTAATATCAGAAAGGCCGTTTACAGAATTAAGCTGCAAAAGAGCATTAGAACCAGAATTTAAATTCAGACGGGCACTGCCGGTAGGTGGAGAAATATTCAGCGTGCCCGCTATCGTACCGCCGCTCGCCCAAGCTGCATTCGAGCGCAGATAAGCGTTACCATCCGAAGGCGCGTCCGAAATCCCGCCCCCCGCTCCCGGCGGGGTTTGCCACGACAAAATCCCGGCGCCGTTGGTCCCCAGAAACTGCCCGGCCGAGCCGCCGTAGATTGCGAGGTTGTTCGGACTGGCGAGGGCGAGGAGCCCGTTGACCGAAAGACCGCCCTGAATGGTGACGCCCGACCCGTTGAACACCGTCGAACCGTCCGCGCGCGCGATGGTCAGCCAATTGCCGAGGAACGCGCCGGTCGTGCTGTAAGCGGCTAGAGTGAAGTTCGAACCGACGTTGTTCAATCCCTCCGTCGTGCCGTCGCCGAGCGTCAATCCCCAGCGCGCAATGTTCGACGTCATGCCGAGAACAGCGCGCTGATTGCCGACCGGGGCGTTAAGCACCAGGCTATTCGACCCCTGCACGGTTAGAACCTGATTGACCGTCAGGTTGCCGGTGATCGTGCCGCCAGTGATCGCCAGCGCCGGGTTCCAAGCCGCGTTCAAACGCCCATAGGTGTTGCCGTCGCTCGGCGCATCGGCTTGGACAGGCACCGGAGTCCAAACACCGTTGAAGCGACCGAAAATCTGACCGCTCGGAGCCTCCTGAACATAGGCAGGAAGCGAATACCACGTCCCCATGAACCGAGCGTAAATCCCCTGATCCATCGGCGCTTCGGGGATGCCGGTCGGGTTCGCCTGGAAATATTCGAGAGTGACCGGCTCCATCGGGTCGACCGGATCGCGCGATAGCAAAACCGGTTCATTGAACGAGATTGACGAGGGCGAGATCTGCACCGCGGTAGCGACGAAATTGCCCTGGCCGTCGAGCTGGTTGATCTGGAAATTGCCCGAGCCGTCGTTGAGCGAAACCTGCCAGTAGATCGAGCTGATGGTCGCTGGCACGCCGCTGATGACGATCCCGTTGACGATCGAGGGCTGATTGGGACCGACCGTGCAGCCAGCGATGTCGTTCCAGCTATTCGCCGGCGGCAGCGGAGGCGGCGTGATCGGCGGCGGCGGGATGGTCGGCGCCGGGGGAACCCACTGGTCGGTCATCTCATTCAGAACCTCCTCATCCGGGTCCGCTTGAGCCTCGAGCCGCTCGCCTTGGCCATGTTGTGGTCGTCGTTGAGCTTCTGGATCATCTTGTCGACTTCCTGGCCGAGCATCATCGCCGTCTGCTCCTCGCCGACCGCATGCAGGTCAGCGTTCATCAGCGCGGCGAACAGATAAAGACGCGGATATTTGGTGTAGATCCAGCTCGAGCCGGTGACCGACATCACCGGGACTTCCTGGTAGTAGTAAATCTGGTAGGGGATGCCCTCGGTCACGTCGGGCGTGCCGCCGAAGGTGATGACGCGGCCCTCGATCGTGTAAAACCCATAGGCCCAAGTATCGACGGTGTTGAAGAACTGATCCCTCGGCATGTAGCGGATCGGCAACCAGCCGTTGGCGGCGTTGGCGTTGGCGATCGAGACGAAGTCCATTTCCAGCCAGTCGTCGGGCAGCGTCGAGCAGCGGCAGGTGACGGTGTTCTGCGCGGTGTTGATCATCCGGTCGACCCGGAGATCGGCGTTGAACTTCTGTTCGGCCATGGCGACAAACGACTGCACCAGCGCCTGCGACCAGTCCTGGCGATTGGCCCAATCGGCGATCTGCGCGCACAGCGTCTGATAGTCAGTCGAGCCGTTGCTCATGCCCACCCCATGAGGAACACGATGAGGAGGATGATGAGGACGACGCCGACCCCGCCGACGCCATAGGGGCCGGCGCCATAGCCGTAGGGCACGCCCCACCGTCCGCCGCCCAGGCCGCCGAGCAGAACCAGGACCAGGATGACGATAAGAAGGAGGCGGATCGGGCTCATTTTCTTGGATCCCGGTAGAGCCAAAACGCGACCACCGCGCCGAACGCGGCGACCAGGCCGCCGATCGCTCCGCTCGTGATTTCATCAGTCGGAATGGTAAAAAACGCGCAGTAGGTGACCAGGCTCAGGAAGGCCAGGATCACCAGAAGCGAGATGGTGAGCGAGCCGCCGGTCGGGTCGAAGTGCTTGCAGACAATGAGAAGAACAGCCGTCAGAGCAACCGCGATCACCAGCCCCAAAGCCGCCGGATAGTCGAGGATCTTTGGGATCGGCGGCGCGTTCACGACGGTTCCGGCATCGCTGGGCCGGCGGGCAAGCCGGGGAGCTCGGCCTCGACCATGACCGTCGCCGTCGGGATCTGCTTCAGAGCCTTCTTGAACTTCCAGTAATAGCCGGCGATCAGGTCAGCCTTGTCAGTGCCGTTGACGATCCGGCGCGCGTTCTTCGGATCCTCAATCCCCTTCGATTTCGACAGATATTTCGGCAGACCGACACCCGTGAACCAGCCGTAGACCATGCCGTCGTAGCTGATCAGCGCCGAGGTCTGCGGGTGCAGCATCAGATGCGGCTCAGGGTAAATGTTGGCGTGGACAGCATATCTATCTTTTAGGAATTGCTGTCCGTTCTTGTAGTTCGTGTCCCAGGTCAGTTGGACATGGCCGCGGCCGTAATAGGCTTGGGTGTGCGGCGCGACCGGCTTGCCGTAGGACTTGCCCGCGCCCTTGCCGTATTCCTCGAGCGGGATCATTTGCTCGGCGGTTTCGTGGAAAAAGGTCGCGAGGCAATAGGCCAGCCACATCGTCCCGTCGTTGGGATTGTTGGCCTCAAAGTGCTTTTCCCACACCTCGAGCAGATAGTTCATGCCGTCGACCTGCGATTGGGTCAGCGTGCCCCGAAACAGGTCTTTGCGCACGGTGTCGAAGAAAAGCTTGCGGTCGTAAGGCATCAGACTCTCCCTGGCCAGACGCGGAATGGCGCGGCCTCGCTCGAATTGAGCCATTTCTTCCAGTCGCCATCGTCCCATTGCTCGTGGACCGAGCGCTCGAAGATCGACACGGGAATGCGAGCGAGGAGCTTGTTGACGCCGTCGTGGGCCATGATCGCGCGGTCGCGCTCGACGCTGGCCAGCACCGGCTCGACGTCTTGCTGGGTGCGCACGACGAACCGGTCCGGGCGCTCATCATCGGCGATGAGCGTCCGGCGGACGCCATGGGCGTCGTGATAGACGCGCGACCGCTCGGTCACTGCGAGATGCCGTTGAACAACACATGGGCCAGCGGGTTGCGCATCTCGACGCCCCACTCGACCACGATCATGCGCGTCTCGGCGTCGCCGATGCGGGCCATCAGGTACTGACGGAACGCCCTAAAGAAGCTGACCGCGGCATAGTCGGGATCGATCAGGAGGGCGACGTCGGTCGGCACCCAGCGCGACGGGGCGACCTTGATGCGGCCGAAGTCGGTCGCGATCACGTCGATCGTCGAAACCACTTCGGTCTTGCCGACCAGGACCTGGGTGGTCGAGCGGCCGACGAAGGTCGAGATGGTGCGCTTGGGGCCGGGCGGCACGATCCACAAAGTCGGGCTCGCGCCGTTGGTGTAGGCCTGCTGCATCGCCTCGCCGAGCATGTCCTCGGTGATCTGGATCGGGGTTCCCGGGGCGGCGAACGCGTCGGTCGCCAAAACCGGCAGGCCCGTGGTGACGCCGGCGACAGCGGCGGCCGGATTGCCGTGCTTGTCGACCGCGCGAGCGACCCAGTGCGAAAACGCCTCGGTCATGCGGGCGACCGGGGTAGTGGCGTCGGTGCCCTGATTGAGCGCCTGGCGCGAGCACAGGATCGTCTCCATGTCGCTCTTGAGCACCTTGCTCGCCAGCGCCATCTGGTGGGCCATTTCCGACCCCTTGCCCGCCGCGTCGGCCTCCTCTTGGGTGCCTGAAACGGTCGCATCCCTTTCGGAAATTTGGGTCACATTGTTGAGGCGGATGGTCGGCTGGGCCGGCTGATTGACCAGCTGGAAGCCTTCGACCTGGGCATTGTTCGGGTTGACGATCGGTAGAAATTCAGTTTGCCAGTCGAAGATCCGGTTTTTTACGTTCCTTCGTCTGATCGCCGACATGACCGGCGTGTCGAACGGATCAATATTATAGATGGCGTTCGATAGATCTTCGCGGTTAGCCGTCGCTTGATAGGTGGTAAAGGCGTTCGTGACCTTGGCCATAGTGTCCTCGCAGAGAGTTCATTTGATGAGCCTTTGAAAAAGGGCAGCTGCGTCGTCGAGCTTTCCCGATTTCGCCAATTTCGATTGGAGGTCATCAATGCCTCTGCGGGCCGCGCTTCCCATAGGTCTTGCGGCTCCGGGGGCTAAGGTGCGTCCTTTGTCTGGCATGACTGGTCTGGGCTTGTTAGCCGTCATGCGCCTATACTTGCTGGCGTCGTGCAGTACGGCCAGCATCCGCGGGTCATAGACGGTGGCCAACTCCTGCTCGCCGAAGCCGTATTCCTGGCCTGCGCGCCGCATGGCCGTGACTTCGTTGTTCAGGGTCGCCTGATCTGTGATCCGGGCGTTTCGCTTAAACTGCTCCCATCCGTTGTTTGCGTATTCCGCCGTCCGCGCCGCGGCCTCCTGGTCGCGCGCCTGCATTTCCTGGATGCGGCGCTGGCGGATGGCGTACAAAGTATTGACGGCCGCCTGGTAGTTCTTCTGGGTTTGGCGCGCCGACTGCGGATCGCGAGCGTAAAAATCATCCCAATTGGGCTCCTTCGGCAGAAGGGCCGCATATTCCTCCTCATGGTGTTGCAGTTGCTGGATGTATTGGTCGCGCAGCTGTGAGGCCTGCGCCCATTGCGACTGGATGACTTGGACGGCTTCGCCGACCTGGGCCACCCGCTTAGAGTAGGTTTCGCCGTCGACATAGCCGCGCACGATCTCGTCGAGCGTGACGACATGGGGCTGGCCGTCGACGGTGACTTCGAGCTTTTCGACCGGTTTGCCGTTTAGCGAGACTTCCCACTTCCCGCCCTCGGCGTCTTGCTCGGATGTCCCTTCGGCGTCCCCTTCATCGCCGCCGGCCTTGGGCTTGCCGTCTTGCCCTTGAGCGTCTTGATCTGCGGGCTCTTGCTGACCGCTCCGGTCCGGCTCCGGTTCGGTTGACTGGTGTCGCCCATCCCGGTCGGCATTCCTGGCGCGCGCGCCGTCCTGTAGGGATTGCTCATCCCCTTCCTCAGCCCGGCCATCGGCAATTCTCCTCTCAGCTGCG